AGCTGAAAGAATATAATCGAGAGTAGCATGGGAACTTGTCATATATTCTTCTATAGTTTCTTCATCTGTACCAAATCCAGTCCCATTCTGAATTAGCCCATGATACATTGTATTATCAACGGCAATGTTGTAAAAATTGTTTTTAAGTGTAAGACAATAAAACCCTGTTATGGGTACTGTAAATTTTCCTGTAGAAGTATTATAGTTTGTACCACCTTGTTGTGTAACATTGTTGTAAACTAGAGCTTGGTTGCTTCCTGTACTAAATGCTAGTTCACTTCCAGTATACCATGCTTCAAACACAGGTTGGCTTGGCTTTAATATTCTACCACTACTATCAATCGTTATGGCACTCGTGCCACCACTGTGAGCAATCGTATCTACTTTTAATGTTGATGTCATTATTTACTCTCCAATGCTGTTACTTTGGCTTCAAGTGTTTCTACTTTTGCTACAAGTTGTTGTATTACAGAAATATACATTGCGTGTTCTTTGCCTGTAAGAGATGTTACTTTTGCAATATTGTCAGAGCCTAATAAATCTTTATCAGCGTTAACTTCATCTTTAATTTCATAATCTCTTACATAATCAGCATCAACGGATGCAACTTCTTGAGCTATCGTGCCATAAGAGGTTAATGCTTTTCCGTCTGTATCAACCCTGTTCCCATGATGAATAGGGTTTTTCCATTTATATGACCTTGGCTTTAGTTGTTTAAATTTAGCCATATCGTAAGTAAAATCAGCAATACTTTCTTTTAATCTTTCATCTGATATAGAGCTTATAGATGTATCACTAGCCGTTAAATCACCATTGCCAGCGATATTAAATCTATCACCTTGCGAGTTATTATGAGTAGCACCAAAGATTATGCTAGATGTTTGAGAGCCACCCCCTACGTTATCTGCATTAAATTTAACGTAACCTCCATTGCCGTAACCAGACCATTTACCATATATTCCACCAATGACACCTGTACTTGCAGCTCTAACAAAACTAACAGCAGAAGCACCTGTTGAACTTGTCGTGCCAACATCTATCTGTTGATTAACAGTTAATGCAGCAGGAGTTCCACTATATTCAGAACTTGTACCCATTAGAACAGTATCTAATCCTCCGTCAACCACAAAAGTATTTCCTTGATTAGCACTTTCTACACGAAAATCTCTGTCAACTCTGTTTTCATTAAGAACAAACTCAGTTGTGTTTACTGTTACAACCTCTGCTCCAGCTATTTGAACAGCTACCTTATCATTCGTAGATAAATCTAAACCACTATCTTGGTCACCACTCTGATTGACTACTGTATCGACTTCTATTTTGCTAACCATGTCTTACTCCTTATCCAGCTATTTCTGTTGCTGTAATTATTGAAGGAAATCTTCCAGGTCCATTATCGCCATTATTGTCATACCTATTTCTTCCAATATACACATCACCTGTACCACTATGAGCCTGTACTTGAATTTTGTACGTTGTAGAACTCGTTGAACTTGGACTATCGAGAAAATGAAAACTAGCACTATGACCAGACAAAGAACCTTGACCATAACTATCAATCATAAAAGAAGCTCGAGGTGCAGTACCATTTGCATCACCAATTCCTATTGCAGTACTACCTCTTAAAAGCCTAAATACTGCATGAAAGTCGGCTGTATGAGCTTCACCTACTAAAAAGACATTTATTAAAACTTTACTATTAGAAAACTTAGGAGTAATAGCCACACTTAATCCAGATATATCCGTAAAAGATGTAGGAGAACTAACAGTAACAGCTGAAGTTAATGCAGTTTGTACAACTTGCAAAGTTGCACCAGCTGGCATTGATACAGTTCCAGCAGCAGTTTTACCCTGTATTGTATCTACTGAGAGTGTACTCATACTATCACCCATATGCCACTAACTGTGACTGTTGCACTTGCTCCAATCGTAATTGGTCCAGCACTTACGCAAGTATTCGTTGCAAAAATTTCAACTGATTGTTGTACTGTATTTTCACTTTGCTGGATTACTGCTTCAAAAGAAGTTTGTTCTCCATTTTCTCCTATGTACTTAGTCATATTTTCACCTATGCACTTATGGTATCAACAACGGATGTAACAACATCAACTGAACTTCCAGCACTTGCTATCGCATAAAGAACATCACCATTTTTCAAAACAATCTTGCTGCCTTCTGCAATAAGTTCAAATGATGACCCAGCTGGTAAAGGTCCATTCTTTAGCAAATAGTAATCCGTTGAACTATTCCGAATATAAACATCTATTGTTACTGGTGATGTGGTTATGTTTGCAAAGCGACAACCAACTACTGCATCAAAGTCACCAGCAGTCCATAATAGACTATTGGTATCATTGTGAGATGTAGGCAAATCATCTTGCAATGAATTCCGAAAATCTTGAGCCATTATTTTTTCTCCTTATTTATAAACAAATTGCCATTGCTATTGAAAACCCTTGTGTTGCTGCTCCAATATCAGAGGCAACTTCTGAAGCAGAACGACCCTCAATAGATGTGCCATCTACTCTTAAAAAATCATTATCAACAACACTAGCATTTGCTACCAGAACATTTCCATTTGATATACCAGTTGATAGCGTTGCTGTTGTTGTAATAGCAGTACCATTTAATGTCATAGCATCAGCTTCTAATGTTCCATCAACATCTACATCACCAGAGATATCTAAATCTGCAAATACAGAAGTTCCAGTACCAGTTACTGTTCCTCCTACTCCTAAGTTTCCAGCAATAGTAACATTTGTTGTGCCAGTAGGAATCTCAATAACATCATTATCAGCATCATTCTTTATCGTTACATCATTAGTAGAACCTTGACCAGTTAGTATCAATCCTTCTGCACTTGTATAACCTATTGCAGCATTATCTCCAGCAGACGTATCACCAGTAGCTTCAAGAGTTGCACCAGTTATTACACCAGAAGCAGTAAGAGCAGTTATGTTTGGACTTCCTCCTGACCCAGCAAGTGAAGCCATGTCAGCAATTACAGAGCTAGTAGCAAGTAAATTCAAATCCTCAACTATAGCACTTGTCGCTAATAAATTTAGGTCAGTAACGATATCAGATGTTGCCAATGTATTTAAATCGCTTACGATATCTGTTGTAGCTAGTGTGTTAAGGTCGCTAACTATATCATCCGTAGCTAGTTTATTTAAGTCAGCAACAATATCACTTGTAGCAAGAGTGTTTAAGTCGCTAACTACATCTGTGGTCGCTAAGATATTTAGGTCTGCAACGATTGCACTTGTTGCTAGTGTATTTAAATCAGCCACAAAGTCTGATGTTATTAATGAAGCAACTCCAGCTACGCTAGAAACTGCCGAACTAATCCCAGCAACTGTTGTTACGTTAGCTTGTATGCCAGCTACAGTAGTTACGTTAGCAGAAATTCCAGCAACAGTATTAATATTTGCAGTTATTGCACTTAATGAATTTACGTTAGCAATAGTTGGTCCAGCTTCTGCAGCACCAGTAGTAGCATTAAACCCTAATACAGTACCTACTCTTGCTGCTTTAAGAGGTAGCTCCATAGACACAGCAGAATCAGAATCTTGCAATCGTACAGATCTTCCTATTGTATCATCAACGTCAGCATCAATCGCAACCAGTTTATCTAGCTCAGTATTCAGAGAAGAAATATTAAAAGCACCTTGAGTGGGAAAGTCAGTTGTTCTCTCAAGGGCTATGTCTCTTGTTATCACAACAGTCGAGCCACCAGTAGCACCAGTAACAGATATTGAAACTGTACCAGTAGAACCATCTCCACCCGATACAGAGTAGTGAGTTGTTAATGTTTTTAGTGTTCCATCTACATAAACATTTAAATCTGCTTCAGCAAAAAACTCAAAGTTTACTGTAAAAGAAGTCTGCGTTGCTCCTTGAGAAACGCTATAAGACACTCTAGGTGTGTTGTCACTTACTGCTATAGTCATATTTTACCCCTCTCTACCAGCAATACTGCGACCAAGATCGTTTGTAAAGTCTCTTAGAAACCATAACCTAGCAAAAGGTAAATTGCTAATAAAATCTTTTGCACCATCATAGTCGCCTTGTGTAAACTTATAAGCACTTTTCCCTAAATCATATCCAATAGAAGGTCCAGAACCTAACGGAGCAAGGACAGCATCTACAGGATTGTATTCCTGTGGAAACTTAGGGCTAATCATTCCCATTGTCAAATCAGGACCACCTAATGCTAATGACATTTGTATGCCAGTATAATACATATCGGAATACATGGCAGCCAAACCAGACATATCAAATGTTCGAGCAATCTTATCTTCTATTGACATTTCCTCAAGAACAAAAGGATTTGATCTGTATTTTAATTGCATCCCCATATAAGCTAATCCCATTGCAGCCGCTATACCAACAGCTCTATTTTGAACCTGACCTTGAGAATAAAGAGTCGTTATTTTATTCAGAGCAGCAAAAGAATAAGAATAAAATTGGAATGGTAATCCTATTAAAGCGTTCTCAATTCGAGCATAACCTTTAATTCTTCGATCTTCTCTCATACCCATAAGTCTTCCTACTCGCATAGGAATATAAAAAACACCATCTACATTAATTGGTTTGTCTGCTGGAGATCCCATTAGAACTGTATTTTTTACAGTAGCGTTAAGAGTTCTTCTAAATGTTCTTACTGTATTTTCATCTGTCCAAGACTTTGTATTTGCTAAATAGAACCCATTGCTGTTTTCTATAAAACCATCTTTAACAAGTTTATCTATAGCTTTTGCATCTTTAATATCCATACCATATCTTGATAAATATTCTATTTCTCTTTTATTTGCTTTTCTTTGTGAAAGCTTTACAGAGTAATCTATGATTGTGTGGGAGTGAGCCATTGACGACATATGCTTCATTATTCTTGTCATTGGACCTAATAAATTTGCTTGGAAAAAAACATTTTTTGCTTTAGATACAAAAGAGTTGTTGAAGATATTATTCATTGAGTCTTCCATAACTCTTAGATGTACATCACCTTTTAATATTTCTAACATTTCACCAGCAAGTCTTGCCTCAGTTGCGTTCATTCTAACCTTTTCATCATTGAGAACTCTAAATACTTGCTTAAATAGAGGCTTCAATTCATTAGTCATCATAATCGCAGCAGCATCAGGCAGAGTTGAAAATCCAGCACTACCAAGATAATTAAGAGTAGCAAGATCTTTAAGAACTTGAGCAGATCTATTGCTCATAGCTTCTGGATTTTGCAAAACAACGCCAGCTACTCGATCATAGCTATGCAAAAAATCTCTACGAAGTTTATTTAGTGCGTTTTCATTCATTCCTTTTTTAGCTTCTCTTAACAGAATAGAATTAGAAACAATCTCAGGATCAGCATGACCAAATGTTTTTACAAATTCATGCTGTGCAGCCGTTCTATTTGTATAAGCCATCATTACTTGAACTGGATTTGTTACTATAAAATCGGCAACTTCACTATTTGGAATATCAATTTGCCTATGTTTAAAATGCTTTGATTTACCATAGCCATAATAAATTGCATTATCAGCAAGAGGATCATCTTGACCATAAAGTATTTTGTTTATTGTTGCTGTTATTTTAGATTCAATTTCTTTTTGAGAAAGAGTAACAAGCTCTCTTTTAAATGAACGACCTCCATTTGGAGTTGTTCTTTCTACAATATCATATGCTTGATTTTTGAAATGCTTTCTTAATATTTCTTTAAAGTCTTCTGTTCTTTCATTAATAGATTGCTTGTTCCAAAATCTAGGAAAAAATTTTTCTTTTGTAGTTGCAGTATCTCCATCAGCATTTTTTAGATTATTTCTAATCTGATTATTTTCATCATTAAGCCTAAGTAATTGTTCTTTTAAAATCTTTTTTTCTGCTGGTTTAATTGATTTGTTAGCATCTATTTCATCAAAAACTTTATTAAAATCTTTTGGATTATCTAATCTTGAACTTAACTTTACATCAGAATCAAGATTATACGCTTTCCCAAGTTCATCATATGCATTAGATATTTGCAAAGCTCTTCTGTTTAAATTGTTTGTATTAGCAATTAATCCTGAATCTTGTAATCTATCATCCCATTTCTTAAAAAACCCATCCCAAGCAGTCATAGCTCTTCGTTCTAAATCATTCATATTATCAGGCTGCAATGTACTTTTCTTCCATGTTTCAGAAAGCCATTCATCATAGTCTCTTCTAAAGAATGTTCCATAATCAAAAGATGTTCCAAATGGTTTGCCTTTACCACTAGCCTCACCATAAATGCTCATCAACTCATCATGAACAGCAACCCACTCTCCTTCATATTCAGAAGCCTTTATATATACAGAGTGAGGACTTTTAACAGCATTTTGATTTCCTTCAAGAGCTAAACCATGATCTCCCATAAGCCTTATAAAATCAAATTTAGTTTCTTGAGATATGCCTTTGTTTTGTAATGTTCTTTTTAATGGAGTTGTTATGCCCTTATACAACCAACTTTTTGTAAATAAATTTTCTTTTAAATCGAAAGCATTTTTTGCACTGCCACTCTCTGTTTCCAATTTTCTAAGAGATACCTCTCCCTTTATATAGTTATTAAAATCTTGAACTACTTTAGTATCATCAACACCTAACTTTCCTAAATAAGCTTTTGATCTTTTTGGATCTAACAATGCTTGTAATTGAGAATCATTAAATCTAGTCATGTTTATTTTCAGACCATCCTCATCAAAAATTCTAAGATCTCTGTTGCCAATATTCAATCTTTGCTCTGGAGTTGTAGAAGCAATAGCATCATTCATTTCAGCAATTTCTTTTTGAGTATTAAAATAAGCATTAGCTCTCATAGTACTCGGCACAGCCATCAGACCACCAAGAGTAGAACCAATAACAAATGTTGATCCTAAGTTTATTACAGATTCAGAGGGTGTAGAAGTAGGATCAAGTAATTGTCTGCCTGTTTCTAAGGGAGCTTGAAGCACTGTCGCACCAGCTCCAACTCTCAAACCAGATCGAACAATACCCATTCCCGGTCCTCCAAAGGGAAGAGCCAAAAGATTTATAGGATCAAATAATCCAGTAGTAAATTGAGCAAATAAACTAGAGTTACCTAACACTTGTCTAGTTTCTTTCATAGCATCTATTTGTGCTTTAAGATCTCCCATATGATCTGAGTTTTTTGCATGAAGTAAATCGTTCTTAAACTCTTCATATCCTTCAAGATCATCTGCTGGAATATATTCGGGATCAGCCTCAATATTTGCATATTGATTTCTATTATAAATACTATTTATATAAGGTTGATATTGGTATCTAAGATTAGCATTTAATGTATCTATCCAAGAAGGATCATCTTGAGAAGATGCAAAAACTTGTTCAGTAAATCTAAGCTTTGGGTCATAACTGTAAATTTTTTCGTTTAATATTCTCATTAATATCTATCTTTTATTTTCTGCAATTCTCTTAGTTTTGCATCAGGAGACATTGGAGTACGCAATATTCTTTCAACAAGTTTTGCATCCCGTTCATCTAAGAATCCAGGTGTTAAAAGCTGTTGCTCGAGTATTTCAACATCTTGCATCTTATCTTCTTGAGCTGCTTTTCTTTGTTCTGTCTCTTCTTGTGTTTCAGCACCAAGAACATTAAATCCTAAGTTTTCATCTATCTCTGGTTTTTTTGGAAGAGAAGAAGAATCAAAACCATTTGTTGCAGAATAAAATTTAATAAAATCTTTTACTTTTACTCTTACAAAATCTTTGTTCCCATTAGGTAAATTTTTTATATAAGGAACAAGTTCACCATTGTAAGATACATGCAATATAAAACTTGTCTCAACACCAGCTTGATTTCTTATTTCAAGTTCGTTAGTTGCATCAAATCCTTCATTTAATTTAAGAATAGAAGAAGATCTTTCTGGAACTAAAAATCCTTTAAGAGTTCTTGTGCTTTCTTTATCAGCTTGTAAAGAAAAGAAAGCTGGCAAATCAGAACCTCCACCACCAAAACCATTTAAAGATCCTTGCAGCAAACTTACTTCTCCATTTGTAGCATCTAAAACTGAAGTATTAGAAAAGTCTCTAAAACCCACTTGCATATTTTTGTTTCCAAATAAAAGCTTTGGAGCAAATCTTGTTAAAGCTTTATCATCATCTACGCTTATCATTTGATTCTCAAGTATATAACCTTCACCACTTCCTAAATTTTCTTTCAATGTTTCTTTTATAAAGTCTTTAAAATCAGAAACATCTTTCATTCGTGCTGATGTAATCTTTCTTGTTAAATAAAGATCTAATGCAGCCTCATTATTTCCAGTTAGCAATTGGTACGCTGTTGTATTTTTTCCACCAGTTTGTTTAGCAATAATTGCCAAAGCTCTATTCTTACCACTTACACCATCTTTTTTTGGGAACAATCTTTCATACTCATTATCTAATCGAGTACGATCTGCATTTATTTCAATAAAATCATTATATATAGAATAACGATCTGTTGCTCCTAGCAAATTAATAGCTGAATCAAGTTCTTTTAAAAAACGGACTTCATTAGCAACATCATGATTTGCAAAAACATTTCTATCTGCAAGTTCGCCAGTAGCTGGATCAACTACTTTTTCATTTATAAACGGCATTATAAAAGAATAAAAAGAATCAAATCCTTCTTTGTTTATATTTTGACCATAACGAAATTTTTGCATACCTTGGACAACAGCCTGAGGGACAAGCCCTTGATTCAAAGTTAAATTTGCAATCCTTGTTCTAATTTTTTTTGCTTCAGGATTATTAGAATCAACAAAATCTTTTGTAAATAAAAGATTTGCTCTATCTAATTCTGGTACAGATCCAAAAGCAATATCATCAGCAATTTGTCTGTCTGGTTTTGTTGAAGATCCAGAGTAAGGAAGTCCATTTGCATAAGCAGTCATTTTTGCATTTCTATCTAAAGTCGCTTGAGAAAAAGAAGAAGAAGCAGTAGCATCAGTTAAAAGACCTTCTAATTTTGTGTGTATACTACGTCTTATAGCATTTGAATAACCAGTAGGTTCTTCTGTAGGAATAAAAGGAAAAGAATTTTCCACAACAGACTTAGGAACATTTTGTGTGAAATCATCAAAACCTTTCAATAATTGTTTTTCTGAATCTGAAAAACCTTTCAATCTTGATTCACTTGGGATAGCTAAATACTCTAAAATCTTATTTGTTTTCAGTTCATTAATACTTCCAGACTCATCTATTGATAGCTTAACAAGTCTTTCAGCTACTTCTAATTCTGCAGCATTTCTTATCTTATTTTCAATACTAAGTATTTGTTCATTGCTTAAAGCTGATGTTTTCGCTGTAACAGTTTTTCCATCAATAACTGTAGTTTGTTTTTTGCTCCCTTCTTCTCTTACTTCTGCGATATATTTTTCAACGAAAGATCCAATATCTTTAGTTTGAACATTATTTAGATTCATTTCAATATCATTCAAATATTCAGAACTTTGAAGTTCATTTCTAATTGAATTGTTTTTTTCTAATACATCTTCTGAAAAGTTATTTTGAAGCTCTAAATTTTCTTTTGCTTCTAAACTTTGACCATTAGTATGAATAACTCTTTGAGAGGTTATAGTTCTATTTAAAGCTAGATTATCTCCATTTGAATCAACAAAAGATAATGATTTTTGTATTCTTTTCATCTCTTCTTCAGTAAGATTTTCTTTTAATAAATCTAATCCTTTAAGTGTAGTGTTTCTATTTAACACAGCTCTTTGTAATTGATTAGCTACTAATGGATCTAAGTCCAAAAGTTTTTGATGAAAACCCATAATAACTCCCTGACCAAAATTAGACTTTCTGTTATTTTCATAATCAGATCCGTTTATTTTTAATGAGCCAGTAAATTGTAAATTTGTAGCAATGCTTTTTGTTTCCTTATGACTCTCATCATTATTTAAAACATTTAAAAAATTATCTATATCACTTCCAAGATTCTCAGAACCCAAAGCAAAATCATGTGAATAAGTTATTTCAGATTCATTACTCCAATTAAGAGCCGATATTCTTTCTTGATTAAGAAGAGAGTTTTTTATTATATTCATCTTAACACTTGCACCATAGGCTTCACCAGCATCTATGATTGCGTTTCGATACTCACCATCATAAGGTTGGGCTTGTGTTAAAAGATAGTTTGCATATTCTTCTTGAAACTTTGTAGGCTCAAATCTATATTTTACTGCTAACTCTTGAGCCTTTAAAACATAAGCATTTTTTGCAACTTGATTAAATCTTCTCTTTAATTCTTTTTCAATAGTTCTTTGAGCTATTTTACCATAACCCTTTGTAGGCAGTGATTGTTTTAAATCGTTTAAAAGATTAACTGGATTACCCTTTTCATCAGTAGCCATAATTTTATTATCAGGTAAATCAGCAACAAACTTAGCTCCTTTTTCTTCTGCTCTTATAGCTGCTTCCTTAAAAGCAATGTTGGATATTCTATCCATGCTATTAGATATTTCAGACAAGCTATTAGCAACAGACATATCAGCACGGATTACACCTATCTGTTGATTTCTGAATTGTTGTTTTTGTCTTACTACCATTATAACTACCCTGTTTGTGAAGCTTTATAAGCACCTGAAAATATTGTTGACATAGCATTTAAATTAGCAGATCTTTCGGCTGCTCTTCCAGCTCTTAATGCACCAACACTTCTTAATCTTAATTGCTCAGAAGCATAAAGACCTTGAGCATCAATACGTCTTACATCTCTATCTGAGATAGCACTTTGAGCAGCATTGAAGGCTGCAACAGAGTTATCATCATCTCTGTTTAAAAATCCAAAAGTTGCTGTATTTACATCTTCGGCTCTATCTAATTCAGCTAATAAATCATTATGCTGTTGCAAAGTATTTATTTCAGCTTGCCTACGTTCTTGCTCTAGCTGTGCTGCTTCAGCTTCTTTTTGTCGCCTTATCTCACGACCTCTTTCAACTTGAGCAGCCGCACTAAATAAAGAACCAGCAAATCCCATGACAGAAAAAAAATCCATTAGAAAGTAATCTCCGCAATTATTGAATTAATTTGTAGTGATAAAGGTGCAGCTTGACTAATTGTAACTTGAGGGTCTTTAGAAAAACCTAGCAACCTAAATTCTTTTTTGCCAGTAACAGAACTTCTATCTTGACTTAGATCATCTGTCACTTGTCTTATAATTAAATTCTTGGAATTAACAGAACAAGATAAAGTATCGCTTAAATCAACTATAACTTTATTTAAACTTCTTGGCTCTCCTGATAAAACACCTTCTTGAGTAACTGAATCTATCGGATTAGTTTTAAGAGTAACATCAAACTTATATCCTATTTCAGCTAAACTCAATGAATTGTCTACCGCAGAAACATTAATGTTACCACTAGAAACAGTAAATTGACCAAGATAGTGTGTACCATCAATGACATCGAGAACAGCTCCATTAGCAAAGTCGGCACTAACATCAAAAACTCCGCTAGCTCCAGAGTACACTTTTGAAAAATCTGTGTTAAAACTTGTATCAAATTCACACAAAATAAATTTATTTGTTCCACCACCTTTATCAAACCCCAATACTGCATAGACTCTTGTATCTACTGTACATAAAGACTGGAAGCTTCCTTGACTTGTAAACTGTGTCCAGCCATATCTTTGTTCTTGTCTATTAGAATTAAATATAGATAAAGTTCCGTCAGCATCAACTATAAAATAATAACTCTCTGCTCTGTCTATTCCTCCAGCTAGTGCTGTTGCTTGCAAAGGATTTTTTATTAAATGAGAAGATAAACTTGAAATAGGTTGACCAGTATAAGCATTTTGACCATCATCAAATAACATTTCTCTTACTATTTCTCCTGATCCTTGAATATAAACTGTTGCTCCATCATACACATAAGGCTTTACAAAAGAAGATCCGTATGGAGTTTGTCTTTTAATTGTAGCATTTGTAGGGGTTGTAGGTTTTTCAACAAAAGCTGGAACAATAAATTCATCTGTTGATGTAAAGCATTGCAAATCTCTATTAGAAACTAAATGCTTTATAGTGTTTACTTCACCAATAGCTGCTGTAATATCAATAGAATCATTATCAGCAGCCTCGCCAAGATCAAAGTTAAAGAACTCATTTGTTTTACTTGCCCATAATCCATCAGGCTGAGACAATGTTCCACCATACCATAATCTGTTTTGGTGGAAAGTAACAGCACCTGGATATCCTCTTAGTGCAGAATAAGATTGTTCTGACCAATTAGTCGCAACAGCATGAGTTTCTAAAAATGGCGTTCCCCCTCCAACAACAGAAGAAGAAGCATTAGCTGCCGCATTAAAAGTAAAAGTATTGTCATCAATTACTTCTGCTACTGTTCTTGACCCATTTAAATTGCTTGCTGCAATACCTCCAACTGTATCTGCATTTGATAAAACAAAAGCATCACTAGCAGAAAAACCATGATTAACTAATGTAACCTCAACAGTAGCAACCCCATTATTTGTTCTAAAAGAATCTACTTTCAGTTTTTTCTTTAGAGCTGCAAGAGCATTACCAGTTGCTTGAGTTGCTGATTGTACAGATGTAATTGTAATTTCTTGGTCATGATATTTAATTGTTATACCAACATGTTTTGAATCAGCATAATCACCTCCAGATTGAGATCCAGTAGTGTCCCAGTAATTAGCACTTGTTGTAAGAGTAATACCAGTTCCTGAAGAAGCTGAAGGATCAAGAGTAACACCTAAATCTTGAAACTTAAAATATGGTTGATATATTTTTGCTCCAGCAGATTGTGTATCAAATGTTTTTGTTTCCATTTGAAATGATGTAAGCCCAGTTCTTACAAGTTTTCTTACCATAAAAGTTTGATGGGCAATAAACATTGTATCACCAGACTGAGCATAAGTGACTTGATGTATATTCGTATTTGTAATTGGCAAAGCAGCACTACTTGTATCTTGTGTTAAAGTAGTTGCTAAAGTAACAACATTATTTGTATCTATCGAAAACACTCTTATTTTTAAATGCTCAAGAGAAACAATATATCTTTCATCATCAGAAAATATAAAAGGTATTAATCTATGTTGCTGAATACTTGATGTAGAAAAGTTTGTAACAGCTAATCGAGAAGTATCTGTTGTGCTTACAGAAGTAAATTTGCCAACAAAAACATCATCTCTAACAACTGTAACAACGGCAGCCGAAGGATTAGCTACAGTAAATCCAGATATAGCATTAATAGCAGTATATAAATTATCTGCTACAGTATCATTACCTTCGTTTGATCTAACAAAATGTTTATTGCCAACAGATGCACTTGGGCTACTACCACCAGCAGTTTCAAACTCAATTGTAATCACAGTGCCATCACTTTTCATAAATTTAATTTGAGAGCCAACAACAATATTTGCATAATCTGTAACTGTAATTGTAAAGCTTGCACTATCAACAGTTGTATCAAACTCATATATTTTAGATAATCCAGCTCTTTTTATTACACCTCCTTCAGCACGAAGAAAAAAGTTTTCAATCTTTTGAGCAGAAGCATTATAAACTTTTGTATCTGTTCTTGATATTAAACTCGGACTTAGCTCACCAAATTGAAAATTTGTTAGAGGGATTTTTGCTTTACGCATTAACTCCTCCTTGTAATAGCAAAACGAGTTTGTGGAATAGTTCTTGTTGTTTGTTGCTGAGAATCTATGTTTCTAGCTTTTAGCATAGCTTGATCTGCCATCTGTGACATCATTTGCATAAGAGACATATCTCTTGCAATAGAAGATGCAAAAGCAGAAGCCAAAGCATATTGCAAAGCAATAGTAAAATAACTTGGAAAGTTTTCTTCTGTAGCTCTAAAACTATAATCAGCTATAACAGAATCAGATGTTGATGTATCAGCATAAACCATATCACCATATATCTGATATCCTATAGGCAAATCATTAACAGTAACTGCATGAACAATCAGAGTATCAGAAGGAAGTTGATAAGCATGATCATATCGACCAGTTGGAGCATCAGTTAATCTATTTAACACAGCTTGATTTGTAGCAAATCTCCATCTGGTATTTGATAAAGCAGATCGACATATATCTTCATATAGATTTGATGCCACTAAAGATTCAGTTGATCCATCTGTAAAAGAAGTAATAGGCTCTGCTCCTATAAGGATTAAAGCTCTACTTGATATATCTATCGAACTATCTGCAACTGTTGATGTCATGTGGTAAAGGGGAGTTTCCTCCCCTTCTCCTTAATTAATTTAGTCGCCATCTGTTTCAGCAATAGCTGTACCATCAGATACATCTACTACAGAACCAGTATTCGACAATACGTTTACAAAGCTAGTTGTAGGTGTATTAGTGTCTGCAACAATAATAACATCTCTAACTGCCAACATATTAGCAGCATCATTAAAATAACCAGCAGAGTTTACAGCAGCAATAGCATCTGTAGTTGTGTAAGCCCACAAGTTAATATTTGATGCACCAGCTAATCGAGATAATCCTGAAGCACTAAAAGCCATATTTAATCCTCCTATTAATTGTTGTCTAAGACTTCATAGATACCATTGTCATCAATAACAACAGCACCCATTGACATCATAGATGTTGCAAGATGTGATGCTCGTTCAGCAACATAATTTATTTCTGTCTGAACATCAGAGTTAATACCTAAACCAACAGAAGACGTATGATAAGCAATATTCTTTCCAGCAGTAATTGCAGATGTAGAGAATATATTAAAGCCTAAGAAATTCTTCATTGTCATTCCACCAGCAAAAGGAAGATTTTGATCGCCTACAAAATCAGATGAAGCAAACTCAGTAATCAAAAATAAGTCTGCAAATCCTTTTGGATGCATTGCCAAATATCTTCCGCCATCTTCTGGAACATTGGCAGTACCCATTGTCTCAAACAATGAAAGCAAGTCAGCTTTTGCGAGAGCAGAACCTGTATCATGTATTTGGGTTGAGTTAGCACCAGCATCCATAGCAGTGTAAAGAATTTCGTCAGTTTTTCTACCAAGAGCAGCAGCAGCAGAAGAAGCCACAGCTTGTCTTTCATTGATATTTATTTTTAGTTCATCCAATTTGTCGATATATTCTGCAGCATAGAAGTCAGACATTGTTGCTTCGACAGTTGTATGAGCTAGTTCCATTGGAGTCACAAGACCATTTCTGGACTTGGTACTCGCACTTCCAGTTCCAATCTTCTGAAAGCGTACAACACTTCCAGTCACATTGTTTGCCATTCGCACAGTATTTCTTAGCTTAGATCCCATACGCTGATAAGCAAGGTGAACTTCTGATTCGAACTGCTTGATAAAGGCTGTATCAATTGTATTAGCCATTTAAGCACCTCATAAAGTTAAAGTTTCAATTTACGATTCAGATTATCCTTTACATTTTTCAACGAAGTTATCCTTATAGGGCTTCTCTAATGCAGTACGGGTCTTTCACTTATACTATTATTACACTCAAATTTATTTAAATTGCAATAGAAAACTCGCACGAACTCATGTTCATGCACAAAATACTGTTGATTTTCAACTTCAAACCCTATCCATTTAAGCCATCTTATTGTTTTATGATGCTCAATGGGTACATAATTTTCTACCATATCATAGCCAATAGACAGAAAACTAAGAATCAATTTACTATGTTTGTAAAAAGATTTCCATAATGCATCTATTTCTTTTGTTCCAAGAAACCATATTTTCCCAGAGTGCATATACTTATCAAGTGGAGTAATGCCACACATAGCAATAGGATGTCGCTTATGCGTTATGGTAAAACCTCTTGCACCTTCTTCTACAAAAGGAACATTCAAAGCCATAGAAGGAGTAACTCCTACTAGCGCACATTCCCTGATATCAGGTAGGCGCATGTTATCGAGAATAATATCAACATCAGAAATAACACATGGTCGAAACTCAAGATTACCTCTTTGGATATAGGTCATTACCTATTATACATTTTCTTAAAACCATCATCTACCATCTTCACAAATCCAGTATCTCTTTGCGTTGGATTGTAGTATCTAGGGTCATTCATCATTTCTCTTAACTTATCTTCTGAAAGCGTAGCTGTGGGGGAAGATGACCCATTAACTGTAGTCTGTTTCATATTGCTCATAATAATTTCCATAGCTTTTATCCCATTAGCTGTTGCACATAGATTGTCTACAGCATCTCTTATTTCTTCTGGAAAGTTTTGATTTACAAACAATCCAACAGCCTCAATACGTTCTTCTGCATTATCTCCAAGCTGCTTTACTTCTTCATCTGAATTATATCCATCATCCATAGATTCTCTAAAAGCTTCTATTCCTTTTGTAAATTCATCTTGAGAAAAACCATTTTCATAAGAATGTTCAGCCCACCAGTTTAATAATTTATTATCTGCTGCTTCATCTAAATCAATAGAATCAGGAAGAATATAATCATCAGAGGTTGATGGTCTTTCAGAAAAAGCCTTCTCCTCCATTTCTTTCATAACAGAGTTTCTTATGTCCTCTTCTTTTTGACCAATCTTGGATTCAAGAGAAGTATAAGAGTTAGCCAGATCTTCTGGTGTATTAAATTTTTCTGGTAGCCACTTTGGTCTTTCATCTGCATACTCCTGAGGAACTTCAATAGTTTCTTTTGCTTCTTCTGTTGCCTCTACTGGTTTTTGTTCTTCACTCATTTGATTTCACCTTATGTCCATGTTTAATTCTTCTTTCAATTAAGCCAACAATAAAGCGTTGACCTTCTGCATGACGAAGCACCTCATCAGTTACAGCCGAACCATGAACTGCTTCTATAGTTATACTCCTCAGATATTTAATAACTTCTATCCCAGCTGGGGTAGTAAACAGAGAAGTAAAATGAAGAGATATCCTTTGTTCATCTTCTGTTCCTCGTGGGAATCCATCAAGATGACTTATATTACTGCTGGGTTTGACCATTCATCATTTGTCCTTGTTGTTGCATTTGCATTTGTTGTTGCTGAAGTTGTTGAGCAAATTGAATTATTTGCTGTCTTTCTTCTAAATCTCTTATTAAGAAATCAGGAACACCAAACTTCTTAGCTAAATAAGCAGCAGTTTCCTCTGAATTAATTAATACATTAACAATCTCAGGTCCAAATCTTGCACCAACTAACTCTAAGAATCTATTTACAGAAGTAATATCTTGATTAGCTTGAGCCTGTGATAAAGGAGAAACAGATCTAATTTTTACCTGTCTGCCATTTAATGTAGGTATTTCTATTCTCCCTTGTTTCTTTAGAATATAAACAACTCTTTGGAGAACTGGTTGGACTAACTCAGCTTGCAATCTACCAAACGCAGATCCTATTCTTCTACTTAAATCAGCCATACGTTCTGCAATCTCTGTTGCACTAGCTGGAGTACGATCTGGATTACCAAGCATATCATTATACAATGCTCTTTTAATATTAAGTCTCATGTCAGATAAAATAAGATTAGCTACATCAAATGATCCAGCAGCCTTGACTGGTTGAAGTCCAGCAGAGTTTGGAGCTTTAGGAATAACAGTTCCAGGTACTAAGTTAATTGTATCAGGATTAATCACACCATCATCATCCATTTGATACACGCCAGATATAGCCATCTGTGCATTTTCTAAAATTAATTCTATTGTAAGATTGGTAGTCTTAATGGCACTCAAAGCACTTATAAGTGGACCTCTACCATAGACAGCACCGGGATCTTTACTCCAACGAAAACAAATAAATGGATTGCTACCAGTTCCGCTAAACTCTTCATACTTTAATAAACACTTTGTATTTATCTCAAAGATAATACAGTAGTAGGCATCTTCATTTAACTTACTATAGTTCTTGCAAATAATTTCTAATACTTTAGTTCTTCCGTCTGGATTGGCAATCATTTCTGATTGAAGCCTATCCTTTAAAACAGCATCAGGATAAAGAACTTTTATATCAGTATACCGAATGTCCCTTTCTCTAAATACATGATCAATACGATCATCAGGACCAACATCCAGCACAACATGAGGTAAAGGAAGAGCAGTAAAATTAACTGGATTAACAGCATCACCCTCTTCGACATGAAGAACCCCAGTGCCAATAGCAAGATCCATAAAAGATTCATGAACCTCTTGACCAAAGTTTGAGTTCTGAATAACTTCAAAAACATAATCAGTTACTTCATCTAAGTCATTATCTATCTTTTCTCTTGTTTCTTTAGGTACTTCACTTCCAGCAGTAAAGTCAGCCCACCTAGCAAAGTTAGGAACTAAGCCAGCTTGAAGTCTTGAGGCAAACTCCTGAACTCCAACAACAGCAGTTTCATCAAATATCTTATCATCTCTTCTTTCACCAATAGATTGAGTAGCGAATGTTTGTCGCATAGGCATTGCAAACTCATAACATTCATCAAATAAACTCTCCCAACGTCTACGAATACTTTTTGCTCTTTCATATTTTTTTAGGAAAGTTTCTATTAACTGTTGATCTTCGTTCAAAGGATTATCCTAACATTGGATTTCTATAACCAATTCCACCTCGAGTAGAAGTGTATAAAGCTCTTCTTCCTCTGCTCCCTCGCATAACTTTTTGTCCAGCTTTTGCACCAGTTTCATAAGTTAAAGATGTTTTAATTGGAGTTTCAGCTTGAATCGTTTCTTCTTTTTCATCTTGCCTACGTTCAATTTTTCTTTTTTCTTCTTCTTCTTTTTGAGCCTTCTGCTGTTCTTTTACTGGCTCACTTACTGGCTCTGGATCAGAACCTCCACCACCACCAAAACACATTTTCTTCTCCTTATAGTCTATTCCAAAAACTAGTCTTATTTCTATTAATAGGCGATCTTTTAAAAATATCAAAGCCTTTTCTTGCATTGAAAGCTTTGACTGGTTTTTGACCAGAGATTAAAGACCTCCCTTCTCCAGCTCCCAACATTAAATATTGAAGAGCATCATGCACATGAGAGTACATATTTTTCTCAGGTTTGTCGTCATATCGTTCTCCTGATACTTGCATCCTTCTGTAACAATAGCCACCTTGAAATCCTTTTATTAAAGTTTGACAGCGTTTATCAATCATAAAAGATGGCAAACCCTCAGACATCTTTGTTAACTGAGAAGCAACAGATTCAAGTCTAAGGTCTACGCTGTTGCTAGGAGCTGGCACAGCTTTTAATCCAGCACCTCTTAAAATCTGAAATGGAGTTGATTCATCTGTTTGCGCTCTGAAATCTCCAGCGGGGTCACCATAGATATAAACATCAAGACCTGAGAATCGAGTGGCAATTTCCTGACGGAGTAATTCGGCAAATCTAACAACACCCATATCAATAGCAACTATTTCATTCTGTATTAACCAACGACCTCGCACCTTTTGACCGAACACAGCAGAAGGAGTAAGACCAAAATCAATTCCAATATATAAAGGAACTCCAATAGCAATCGGTATTTCTTCATCTGCTAAATGCGTATCGCCAACAAAGTCTGGATAAACTGGTTTACCCTCTTGTATTAAACCAAGTCTATTCATTACATAAACATCTATCCAGCTCTTAGTCTTTCCTCTAATAAGATTGGTGTAGTAGCTTCCTAATATATTCTTTTTATTTTCTGCTTTGGGGTTGAGAGAGTAAGACGTAATTTCTTTCCTGTCATTTATTTCTTCCAGCATTGCTGCTGGTTGAACATAGAATCTCCAGTTGTCAGGCTTTACTAACATGGTCGCTTGCTCTCTCGGTATATGATCTGGTATTGGAACTTCTCCAGCCATGATAGCCCACCAATGGTCTTCCTCTGGTGCGTTAGTATCACAGATAACACCTGACCAACTAGCACCACCCTCTCTCATACTTGGGAATCTACCGACACGCATAGTACACGCATCAATAATACTCTTCGGAATCTCTCTAGCTTCGTTGACCCATATCCCAGTTAGTTCCAGAGAAAGAAGTTTCTTTACATCTTCTGGTCTGTCTAACGCTAAGAAGATTACTTCCAAATCAAGATCATTTACTTTGATGTGATGAGTATAAGGAACTGACCAATGAAAGTTTCCCCAGTCTGATTCTGGAAACCAATCAAGCCAAGTCTTAATAGTAGTAGTTCTTAACTGAGGATTGGTGTTTCTAATAACAGCCCACCTCGATCTCCGAACTCCATCTTCATTCGGCTTCTGCTCTAATGCTCTTCTGAATACTTCGACACAACAACCAACAGATTTACCAGAGCCAACTGGACCTCGAATCCCACGAAAGAAACTACTGTCCTTCATAAAATTTTTAAGAACTTCTCCGTCTGGTTTGTACTTAAAGTCTGTCATTATCCACAGCTTGTTTAAGTAATTGCTGTGCTACCTTCTCTCCTAGACTCTCAATAACATTATCTATCATACTATTAGAAACAAATGATGCACCATGCTTCTCATCAAAGTATTGAAAGTGTATTTGTTTTACAGACTGCCTCAGTCTTCTGTGATCTTCTGGTTTTAATTTATTAATAAACGTCAAGCAAACCTCCTATACAATGCTGTCTTTTTAGCTATCGCTTTTGGTTGGGGAGAAAATTGTTTACCTTTTTTCTTTGCTGCTCTCTTCTTTGCAGTCGTTTTGGCATATTCCTCAGAAGATAATGCTTTAATTGCTTTCTCTGGTAGGTAGCGCTCTCCAGTCTCAGAAGACTTCTTTCCACTCTTGGTTCTCCACTTCTGCTCACCCCAAGCTTTTAGACTTCTTTGAGATTTCTTCATTAGGTATATCCACCACCACGTTTCTTATAAAGTTTAGCCAGGAGTTGAGCCTTTCGAGCAGACCACTTTCCAGCAGCAGTTCCTTGTACAGCTCTGCCTTTTATAGAATTAAATAAAGCCTTTCTCATCTTTGGCTTTGTATAATTTCCAGCAGCATTAACTGCCATTAGCTTTTCTTCTTTAAAATTTTCATCTGAAGGCTTTTCGGAAGACTCTTCTGTTTAGAAGTTAAACCTTCTTTTGATTCTTTCTTCTTCTTTCTAGCAGACCCCATAGTCTTTGATGGGCGACCTACCTGACTTCCATACGTTCCTTTTCCCATTGGCATAAGATTATCCTTTCTTTTTATTCTTATTTCTTTTTGATATTGCTGCCGCTTTTCGTTTTGCGTCTGCTTTGCTTGATGCTCCCCAAGCTCTTAGACTGAGAAGAAGTCTTGTTGGCTTTCCCTTCGAGTCCCTTTCTGGACCTCTCATTCCCCCCATCCTTGCTAGAAAGCTTGCTCTTCTTGGGTTGTCTCCTGACTTCACTGGAGCTTTGAGAGTCCCTTGAGTGTAACTCTTTCGACCCGCCTCGTTGAGTCCTCCGCTTGGATTCTTTCCTCCCTTTCTTTGCCACAATGGTGTCTTTGCCATGTACAATCTCCTCTTCAGATAACTTATCGACATTTTGTTTCATTGGCAAGACCCTTCCTAAAAGACTGCCAACAAGTACACCTACTCTCATGAGTATCTCCTTCAGTTTGTTCATCAAGCTTTTTTCTCCTAAAATGCTAGTGGTAGACCATTGTTATTGGTAGGTCACTGACTTTTGGGGTACACCCCTACGCTTGTAGAGTATACAGAGAATAATCAGCTCAGATCTATCTTAACATTTACATTACCTACATGGCTATGCATTACTTTATCTGGTGCTTTAAAGCCAGCTCTATCTAGCAAATCCTTACTTGCTTCAAGGCTTACATACTCAGACTTAGCATTACTTGATAGCTGAACAATCTTATTCAATGCCTTCGTAGCGTTCATTCCTAAACTATCTGCTATAGCTTGCATCATATACTGTTGCACATGTGGTGTCTTCAATGCCTTTGTTGCACTTACTCTTCCACTTTCGCCAGCGCTGTACCCAGCGACTTGGCTTGCGTTCTTAACACTTCCACCATTTGCTACTAACGTATCAACCAGCTTCTTCTGTTTCTCTGTTAACCTTACAAGTGTCATGCCGATCATTCTGCACCTTTTCTTAACTTCATGTCAATAGATTAATTGAGCTATATTCAATTTAGTTCGTTCCTCACCTACCAACTTAGTATTTCAATATGCAATGCAGATGCACACCCAACAAGTTGGGTTCTTCGCCTCGCTGAGCCAGTCTCCACTCCAGCAAGACTGCGTTCCTTGTCATGCGTACGTTACACCAGTCTCAACAAGGACTCGAATCTTACTCACATGAAATACGGACACACACACACGAATTCCAATAATATGGTCACAGACGTTCGGATTCAGATGCTCCTAGACCCGCATCTGATTTGCCAAACATTGCCTACTAGGAAGTCATTCGGGCGATAGAACCGAATAACGATTCCTACTAGTCTATGAGTGGCAAACTTATCCTCATTGTTTGCAAAACATAGTCGCACTGATAGACGTGCTTCCTTGTTTCGTGAAGATCATGAACACCAGAATTTACCTCGGCAAGCCTCGCCCAAGAGGGCAAGCGAAATATATGATGCGAGCCTACTTGCCTTCGGCAAGCCGCCAATCCGACCCTCGCCCAGTATAGTCGTCGTGCCTCCTCCTTACTGGCATATATTTAACTTGGACATTCTGGAGTTCGTGATTACTCGATAGATGTTTTGGTATTCGTATGTGTGATATGTTTACTGGTTCGGATACCAAGATGTTAACTTAAATAAATAAATAAGGAGTATATATTATGAGTAATGTAAATAAAACAAGTAAAAGATATTTCGATCAAGACATTGTAGATAGTGCAGATGCGTTATCTCAGATGCGTAAGTCAAAGCAGTATAAGGCTTTAGAGAAGGCTTCGGCTGGAAATGAGCATATGCTTTTTGATATAGCATTTCAGAACATTCTTGGTAATGGTGAAGTATTCAATCCATATGAACTAAGATCTAACATTGATGCAGAGCAGTTACAGTATCAAAGAATGGTCAATGGTGAATGGATTGCAGATGACACTCAAGTTCCAGTAGGTCAAATGCTTACCAAGATGCTAACTGAAGACATTCTATTTGCTCACAACAGAACAGATAAGAATGGGAAGTTAGTTGACTCTATCGCAAAAGGTGAAAGAGTTTATTTGGGTCAACGGAACAAGGCTATCTCAAAGAAAAGAGATAACATTCAAGGTAAGGCTACTCATAGTGACTTGAGCATTGAGCATGATCTGAAAAGAGCTAATGCGAACAAAGAAGCTACAGAGAAGGTCAAGAACTTTCATCTATATCTTGAGACTCTTTACTTCGAGATGACTGGTGAGATATATGAGACTCCGTATCAGAAAGCTAATGATACCAGAGTTGTAGCTAGTCCAGAGTCTACTGCAATGCAAGAAGCAGAAGCAGAGATCTTGAAGTTGGAACAAGGCTTAGGTCATGCGCCAACTGAAAAGACTGAAGAAGTTCTTGATATCAACACTGTCAAGTAACAATCGTAACCGAGGGTCAGAGCTTCATGCTCTGGCTCTCACTTTCACAGGATAACATCATGAAACATCTTACACAGGAAGACTATGCAAACGCAGTGATATTAGTATTAATATTGATACTACTGGCAATGGCATAAAGAAGGAGCTAGTCCGACAGATTCGATCTCTAGGATTAGCAACCGCCAGCCTGAGGCGAGAGTGTTGCGTGAGCAATATCAAATACACTCACAATCCAGTTCATTTTTTCAACAATGAGAATCAACTTCTGATAACACATCCTTCCCAGCTCGAGTAAAGATTTCCCTTCGGCTGCTTCGCAGATCTTGACTCTTGGTAAGGCCGTGTTGATCAGGTTGTTTAAATAAAAAGGAGAAAGCTATGTTAAAATTTGTAGAAGATATAAATAATTTAAGTGTAAGTACTGTGTTAAATGAATATGATGATGCATACATAGAAGATTATCATTACTTTAAACTGAGAAGAAACAATGACATTCAAATATGGAGTCTTGATGATGCGCATTGGAAGTATGAATTAAATAACGTAGGTAATGAGATGCATCCAAAGGCTAGCTTTAAATCTTTGATGCAAGCATTGAGACATGGTTTAATATGGAATCATATAGATGAAACACCTAAGTAGGGAGAGGGTTTCGATACATAACGACCCCTTGAGGGCAAGTAACGATTAATCCCCTACATGTGAGTGTCTTATTACTCCTTGTGTAAGGCACTCACCATTGTATGTAACCAGTTGATTTTATTATTTAAATTTAATATAATTTCTATAGGAGAAAGCTTATGACTGATGAAGAATTTAGTTATTCAAAAGAAATCTTACGACAAATAAATATGGCAGACCCCAGTGCTATGAGATGTTGGGGTGTAACAGTAGGTATAAACTGCTTTGCTTTACCAGAGTCTAAAGAACGTAGAGCTGGAATCAAGATGGAGACCAATGGGTTTGTTCATCAAGGCAGAGTTGATGTTGATCTAACATGGGGTGATGACTACACTATAAAGTTCTATGACAAGAGAGGTGAAGTCAGCAGAACAATAGAGAGAGTCTATGCTCCAGAGTTATGTCGAGTATTAGACATAGCAATAGAGAGTGGGAACAGAACACCAGTTAAAGATCTTGAAATGGTACTGTCTCAGACCGGTAATGTTTTACATGCAGATTTAAAAGGAGAAGAAGAATGAAAGATATAGAAAACCAAGACGATTCATATTTAATTATCATGCCTGATATAGATACACAGAACGGAAAAGTTCTACAGTATCTTAAAGACTATGAGTCAATAGATCTTTTTGATTCTCTGAAACACATTGGCTGCAGCCGATTGCAAGCAAGAGTATCAGATCTCAAAAGAATGGGTCATGATATTGTAACAGTACAACACAGCACCAATCCTCAAGCATGTCAGTATATGCTAAGAACAAAGTATGAAGACATGATCAAGAAGATGGATCACGCTAGACTTGCTGGTGCTGTCGAGGTCAAGATACCAAAGCTATTCTTTCCAGAACACAGAGAAAAGTATGAGGATATTGTTGATGTCGAATAAGCCAGAGTACGAAGACGTAGGAACATTTGTGTGGAGTAATTTAACACACAATGTAAGAGTTCGAAGAGATTACTTAGGTTATGCAGAGAGTGGTATGCCCTATGTAGTCGATCACTTCGAGCTTAATGTAACTGATGTAAATGGTAATCGAGTAGCCAGTAGACTGACAGGAACTGGGTATCGTTCGTATATGATATCAAGAAGATCTGAACATTACGGAGGTACAACTCATTGTGATAATCGTATTACTGATGAGCAGTTTCTGTCAGAATTAAAACAACAACTAGGCGAAGAGCCAAAGCAAAAGGAGTTAATGTTATGAGTAAATTAGAAGAAAGAATTAGATCAGACTTTTTATATTATGAATCACTAGGGAATGACGAAGAACGATTCACTAGCTGGGGAACAAGATATGATCTTCAGCAGATAGCTAAGTCATTGAAGAATGTGATGGAGAAGTTTGACTTTGTTGATGATGTTCGCAACGAAGAAAACGTACCAGATGTTTATAAAGGCTGGCAAGAAGGAGATGTAGATGTCACATCCAGTCAATGATGCGATTAAAGAAGCAGTAGAAGAAGAGGTAAACAATATGGGTTGCCTTGACTTTCTAAACAAATGCGACGAACTAGGAATCAAAACTGGTGAACCTTCAATGGAAGAATTGATGGATCAAGTTAATGATGTACTACTAGAACAACGCATGCAACCATAACAAAAGAGGGAGGTGTCAAAGCCTCCCCAAGTTTGTAAGGAATATTTCGTTATGAAGATACTAACCAAAACACAGGTCAGAATACTAGCTACTATAAAGCTTTATTCAGATAAAGCAAATCCTAAACCTCCTACTATTACAAGTAGAATAATAAAGAAAGAACTAGGAGATCTAAATCAAGGTACTATATCCTCCACACTTAATAGCTTGGAACATACACACGCTATGGTTATATCAGTACCAGTTGATGACTTATCTCGAGTGATATATGTTCATAAGAAAGCTCCAGGTTCTGTAAGAAAATATTATATTACCGACTTGGGTAATAAAACAATGAATAAGTATTTACAAATTGCAGCAGTCTATGATAAACCTACTCTCTATGAGAAGTTATTTGGAACAGCTAACAAACCAATGCGAACAGCAGAACATAACTTTGCGTAAGGCTTTCGAGTGGGCTGGATTATCTAAGACCACATACTATCGACAACTGAAAGGCACGGAGTTACGTTATGATACTGCTATCAAAATTGAAAAAGCTATTGATCAACTTGCCACGCTCAAAAAATAATTTGTTTGAAGACAATAGGCAACCAGTCAAGTGTGATGCTTGTGATGAAATAGCATATAACTTCGTTGTCTTTCTATATAAGAGTTCAACAATATGTATGAAGTGCTATGAGGAGGACACATGGTTAGCAAAAGTAAAGCAAAAGGAAGCTATCACGAACGGTGGTTTCTAAAATTATTTAACTCATTAGGTATCAAGACAAAGAAGCAACCACTATCGGGCAGTCTAGGTGGTGAGTACAGAGGGGATCTGACTGTAGAAATTGCCAATACGCAATTGATTGTCGAAGTAAAGTACAGAGACAAGAGCAGATTCCCCAATGTATTTGATTTGTTAGAGAGCAGAGACATTGCTGTATGCAAGAGAAAGCAAGGCAGCCCTCGATACTGTGTAATAATAAGAGATGAAATATGGGAAGAAGTATTCTCATATCTTATACGGCATGAAGAAAATATTAAATAGAAAAGGAGAAAGCAATGCCATTCAAAGACGAAGAGATAGATCATCTGCAAGAAATTGTAGAGTCTCTATCAGTAAAACAATTCGAAAATCAAAAGGATTATCGGACAGCAATAAACGAAATATTTTTTCATTGGAGGTGTTTACATGACGAAGTTGAGCAAGATTATTCAGATAGTGAATAATGAACAAGGGTTAGAATTTATTCTTAGTTTTAAATTACCAAGACAAGCTAACATACAGCTAGTCAAGGAGCTGAATGAAATAAAAACAGTAGAAGTAAAAGGATTTATTTGTTCTGTAGAGACGGCAGAAGATGCAGACAAAGCAAGAAAGGTATGCACTTGGTATCTTCAACCACACAACAGAGATAAGGTCGAGCAGTATTTCAACAAGTGGAAGTGGTTATTTCAAAGACCATACGAGACATCATCTCAAGAGATGGACATGAGGGTCGAGGCTATGATAGATAACTTTGAAGATCTGCCAGCAGATTGTATTCGGTATATCTACAACCAATCAATCAAGTCATTTAGAATCTTACCTCCCTATGCAGATGTGTATGCGTTGGTAAAAACAGAGTACGAATCAAGGAAACATTACTTAGATTTCTTTGAGAATAAAGTTGACGAGTTGCAGTAGTGAACATATTATAACCATATAAATAAGGAGAAAGCTATGGATAGACAAGGTTTTATTGGTGGTACTGATGCCATCAGAATCATGAACGGACAATGGGTAGACCTCTACCTCGAGAAGATTGGCGAGACTAAACCTGAAGATTTATCAGGAGTGTTGCCAGTACAACTTGGTATTTGGACAGAAGAATTTAATATCAACTGGTTTATAGAAAAACACCAACCAGGATTTTCTTTGGGGAATACAAAGATTCACAAGCAACAAGCCTTAGTGTTTCACGAAGGGTATGTACCATACAAGGGAGCAGCAGATGCTATGTTAGTCCAGCCAGATAAGAGCTGGATTCTTGAGTGCAAGCATACCAATGCGTTTACTAACATGAATGAAATCATAGATAGATACATGCCACAACTACAGTTATACATGTGGCTTCATCAGAAACTATACGAAGGTCAAGACGTTAAGTGTGATGGTTTATTCTTGTCAGTTATATTCGGTAATACTAAATGGGAGAAGAAACATATTACCTATGACGAAGTATATACCATGAACATGATGGCAAAGATCACTCAGTTTTGGGAGCATGTTGTAAAGAAAGTACCACCTAGCAATAGGGATGCCGAGACACCAGACATCTCGAGCATAGCTATTGATAGGAAAGTAAAGATGAATATGAATCAAGACAATGAGTGGATGTCAGATGCACATGATTATGTTGAGACACTACACTCAGCCAGAAAGAATGAGGCTGCTAAGAAAAAATTAATGAGCCACATACCAGATGACGTATATCAAATGGACTGTGATTTATTAACTGTAAATATTACAGAGAAGAGAAGAACTATCAAAGTAAAGGAGAAAGCAAATGATAGCTAGAGCAAAGAGAAGGAAAGACGGAGACTTATGGCAAGGCAAATGGATTGATATACAAGAGCATGGGTTTAGATACTTAGAAAAGAAAGAGCATGGAAACGTAAAGTTTATTGATTGCTCTGTATTTGTTGAAGACGATAGAGCATTTAACTTTAATGCGTTTGAAGAATTTAAATTAACCAGTTATCAAATGGAAAGATTACTTAAGAAAATAAAGGAGAAAGTAAATGAATAAGAAAGATCCAGACTACGCAAAGACCATGAAGAAAAAAGAGAATATGTCTTTATGGGATTCTATATCAGAGTCAGATACAAACTTTTTAAAAACAGTTAAGTTTGGTGCTAGACAATTTATGTCTATTGATCCTCAGTATCAGATAAGAAAGATGACTGAAAGATTCGGACCAGTAGGTATAGGGTGGGGATATGATGTTGAGTATGACTATCCCTCGAGTGAAGGAGTTATACTTATAGTAGCTAAAGTTTCTATATGGACACAGTTGCCAGAAAATAAATTTGGTCCGATAGCTGGATCAAGAACTTTTTGGCATAAAGATATGAAGAGACCAGCTGAAGATGCTGGCAAGATGGCATTGACTGATGCCTTAACAAAAGGATTATCGCACTTAGGTTGTGATGCTGATGTATTCTTAGGAGTACATGATAACAAGCATAGTGCTGATGATGGCAAGTCTCAATACAATCCATTCTAAGGAGGTAATATGGAATACGATAACAATAATACTGGAGCTATATTTAAAAACTCTAGTGATCACATGGAACTTGTAGGAACTGGAAGTCTTAATGATGAAGGTGACGACAAGAGAATAGCTATGATCAAAGATGTTATGCCAGATGGCACTACCATTCGAGATGTTTATGTTAAGATAGGTAGACTATGGGATAACAGTAGCGACAAACCTAATGCTCCTCAGTTTACTGGACTAGCAGAGATCTCTAGCGGAGAAAAGAGAGTGGCTGCTTGGGTAAAGCAAACAGAGAAGGGCAACATCTTATCCTTGAAGTTAACAGACAAAATACAAAATGCGAATCATACGCAATCATCTGTTGACAAAACTTTAGGATCAGATGATATTCCATTTTAGGGACTAGCTTTCTCCAAAGAAGCCCTAAGATATGCTAGGAGGTCTATACTGCTCATGCCTGACCTCCTAGCTTTTTTCATTACAAGGTGATATTATGATAGATAAGATGACACACACTATCATTCTCATGCTCACCATAGATCTTGAGTCAGCAAGAGAATGTCAAGAACTCAGCGAAAAAATATACAACGAGAACAGATGCTTCAAGTCGTACAACATATACACTACAGTACCGCCTCGAAAGCCTAATAACTTTGACGACATCATAGACTTATATATTGAAAGGAGAAAGCTATGGGAAAACTAACCAACAAATGGGAAACAAATATTAACAAACTATTCAAAGGCAAGACCATTGAATCAATCCGATACCTAACTCAAAAAGAATTTATAGATTGCTTTGGAGATTATGGCAGTTCAAAGATTCCAGTAGTCATAGAGTTTACAGACGGACAATGGATGTTCCCTATGCAAGATGATGAAGGTAATGATGGTGGTTCTTTATGCACATCTCATAAGGACATGCCAGTTATACCGGTCATGTAGGTAAATAAATAGGTATTAATTAACCCACGACAAAAGGAGAAAACTATGAGTCAAAAAAATATATATGAATCCTTCGATAAAATCTTTGCTCCAAATGATGCACAAATATTTAGAGAAGTAATCAGACAAGAAGTAAGAGAAGCTCTTGCTGATATTCTTGTAAATAAAGAAGAAGAAAAAAAATGGAGAGATTACTACAAAGCTCAGAGAGGACATAGTTCGTAGATAGTATCGACTATTTAAAACTTTTGTCCTCTGACAGCCCTCTCTTAATCCACTTTAATAGGTTATCAGAGACATCATCAGATGGGTCGTCTGGTAGTCTTAGCCAAAGAGCAAGAAGATAATCCTCATCAGGAATATCCTCGAACTCATCAGGCTCAAACTCAAACTCAAGTTGCCAGTTGGAAATGAGGTCCATCAATGAAGGGTCTTCTGCCTTCACCCCTACGCAAATCTATATATTCATTCATTAGATTTTCTGCTGTATCTGGTGAGACAGTAAGCATCTTGTGCCATGCCGCACCCCAAATTAATTCTATGCCAACTTCTTTGGCTGCCTTTCTCATGGCATCAGCTATGTTGTCATAGTCTACAATATCCCAAGATGGTTCACCATTATCATAAGCCATTAGATCTACTGCGTGTGCATAGCCATCATCTTGAATAAGATGTTTACTCTTCATGGTCTGTGATTTTCCAGATTTATACAAGCGCTCTTGAGTAGCTAGATCCCTGACACCAAAGATAACTCCAAAGTCTACATCAGTATACTCAATAGCTTTCTTAACAGTCTCAACAAGTTTAGGATGGACTCCAACCAATCGCTGAAAGGATCTTTGTGATAATTTAAATGCCATGTTCTTACTCCTAAAGTTTCTAATTTCCCAATCCCTGTGTAAAGATCTGTTTGCAACCTGTTTATCCCAGCTACTTACCATTCTTTCTTAGCCCAAAGAATTTGGTCGCTGAACGTATGCCAAAGCTGGCAGCCACTATACAGCCTAAAGTTACTTGATACCACTCAGGCATAGTTTCTAAGGCGCTGAAGCCCTGTTCTACTATATTCCTACCCCACTCCCCTAGAAAACAGAGGATAAGAGGAATACTAAAAAGCAAAACCAAATATTCATCCTTCCAGGAGGAGGCTGAGTTCTTCATAGCTTCTAAATCCCAGTCGATATCACCAGTTAATTGTTTCTTTTTTATCTCAAGGTTTATTTTCTGTGACTCAGCTTTGGATTCCATCCAAGTGTTAGCCATACCACCTACTAATTGTAGTGCTTTAAGTATCATTACTTGTTTCCTTTCCTAACCAGATAGCAAAAGCACCAGTCATAGCACCAGTAACAACGGACACCAAGCCAGCCTGTTGAGTTGTCAGGTCAGGCTGACTCAATGCCCACTCAATGCACCTAATGTAAACAACAGTCATAGCTAGCATCATCAGGCGTGGGAGGATTTTCCATCTGTCTAGCATATCAGGTGTCATCAACCCCAGTTCCCTTTATCATATTGCTGTAAAGAATATATAAATCCTACAAGAATTACAAGACCAATCCCAACAACAGTAGTAACAGCAACCCACATTATAATCTTATCTCTAAGTATTTTTCTATCGTATACTTCTTTCTGTCTACGTTTACGAATCTCACCTTCCATCTTGAGTAGCTCAGTCCATGCGTGTGTACCATGAGTAAACTTAATAAACTGTTGTAGTTCGTATCTCTGTTCTTCTAGTTGTTTCTTTGCAGAGAAAGCCTCCAAAGCTTCTTGTTCAATGCTTCCTCGTTTAACTAACTTCTGTAGGAGAGTGGGATTCTTAGCTTGTTTGGCTGCGTTCTCAATATCAGAGGCAGCAGTCATCCATTTAGACAAGTCACCAGTCATACTCTGGATATCTTTACCGATTTGAAAGGCTCTTTTTATTCCATTGAAGGCTGTGTTTGCAGCAGCAATCGTAGCAGTTATGGAAATAGGGTCGAACATTTAACCGAACAAATCATTAGTAAACTTTTAGTAAAACATTAATAAGCAAACCTATCACAGCAGAAATTCCACCAAGACCAACAAGTTCAATTCTCTTTAAGCGAAAGAAAATCTCCTTATACTGAATGTGATTCTCAGTTTCTAGTTTAACCACTCTTGTTTCTAATGCTTTGGTCATAGCTTACTAACTCGGTTTTGTTGGAAAGGTTACACTCGACATATCAAGTAACAATTTTGTATCATCTAATTTTGGATTAGCAGTTTTAGGTAAATCTCTTAATGCTTGCCTATATGTTTTCCACTCATCTTTTTTACTATTTGATAAAGGACTATCAGACCCTTGTGTCCAATCACTTTGATTTAATAAGGCGTCTCTTTGTATTCTTAATAATATCTCTTCTTTTGTCATTTTGTTATCCTATTAAAAACCCAGCAAAAATTTGATAATTCTTAGCAGTATAGTTTGTACGCCCTGTTCCATTTCCAGCATCACCGACCCTTACATAAGGCTGAAGTGTGTCATTTGCCGTATACTGTCTTATTATAGTAGCTG